CGGAGCTGCGGGGGGGGGTATTGCTAACAGCGACTGCGCCCTCTTTATGTGGGCGACCTTCCCCATGCTGCGAGAAGCCCTCGAGGTGATCGAGGCGTGGGGCTTCACCTACAAGACCGTCGCCTTCAACTGGGTAAAACAGAACAAGACCGGCGCCGGCCTGTTTTGGGGCCTCGGCAACTGGACGCGCAGCAACTCGGAGATCTGCCTGCTCGCCGTGAAGGGCAAGCCGAGACGCATGAGCGCCAGCGTGCACAGCGTCATCTTCTCGCCCGTCCAGCAGCACAGCCGCAAGCCGGCCGAGGCCCGTGACAGGATCGTCGAGCTGATGGGCGACCTGCCCCGGATCGAGCTTTTCGCCAGAGAGGCGGCTCCCGGATGGGACGCATGGGGAGACGAAGCCCCGGCACCCGACGCCAGAAAGGAGGAAACCGATGGACAGAACGACCCGGGAGACCCGGCGCCAGAGCTATGACGCCGTCCTCCCAAAGAGGGAGAAACGCTGCCGGCTGATCCTCGAGACCCTCGGGGCCCGGGAGATGACCGCCAGCGAGATCACCGAGGAGCTCGTCGCCGCCGGCGAGATCCCGTACTTCAACCGCAACTATGTGGCCCCACGCCTCACCGAGATGAAGCAGATGGGGATCCTCAAGACGGTCGGCCGCAGGAAGGCCACCCGCTCGGACGCCACCGAGGCCGTGTGGGCCCGGGTGCATACCGCAGCGGCAGACCAGACCGCGGCCGCGCCGGCCGACAATCCCGCTACCGGGCCGGAGCAGATGACGCTCCTCGGCCCCGGGGCCTGACAGAAAGGAGAGCAACCCCATGAACGAAAACCGCGACAGCATCATGCGAATGGCCCGCGGCGCCTTCGAGGAGCGCGTCGACTATGAGATGGACAAGGTGATCCAGAACATCCTCGACCCCAACACCAAGGCCACCGCCAAGCGCAAGATCACCCTCACCATCGAGCTGACGCCGGACGACGAGCGCCGGCAGATCCAAGTCTCGGTGACGGCCAAGAGCACCCTCGCTGCCACCAACCCGGTCGCCACCTCACTCTATGTCACCGGCGACAACAACGGCGAGCTCGTCGTGGCCGAAATGGTGCCGCAGGTGCCCGGACAACTGAACATGGACGGGACGCAGCAGGAGCAGCCGAAGCTCCTCAAGCTCGTCACTCACGCATAACCGCATAAATATTCATAAACAAGGAGGACAACACCATGCTCGCCAAAATGATCGACAAAATCGTCAGCCTGAAGGAGACCAAAACCTTCGAGATCGGCGGCCAGACCTACACAGACGGCCACCTCACCCGGATCCTGCCCCACGTCGACCGCCCCGAGGCCATCAGCGTCAGCGGCCTCGACGGCGTCTGCAAGCTGATCCGCACCGAGCTGGAGAAGGTCGGCACGACCATCATGGTGCAGGCCAAGAGCTACAAGAGCGTCGAAGTCATGACCACCTACCTGCCCGACTTCTCCCGCAATATCCTCTACCGCGCCGAGGCAGACGCCCCGGGCATTTACACCGGCTTCCGCAGCCGCGAGGTCGCTCTGATCGAGCTGCGCAGCCTGTTCATCCCCAACGAGGGCACGGCCTACCTGCTCGACCTGCTCGGCCGGATGACCGACGAGAAAAGCGTCAGCACCAACGACAACGGCGTCACGCAGACCGTGGAGGCCCGGCAGGGCGTGGCTCTCAATGCTCTGGTCGAGGTGAAGCCCCGCGTCCTGCTGCGGCCCTTCCGCACTTTCCTCGAGGTGGAGCAGCCCGAGAGCGAGTTCCTGCTGCGCGTGCACCCCGAGGAGGGCATCGGCTTTTTCGAGGCCGACGGCGGGATCTGGAAGCTCGAGGCCAAGAAGAACATCGCCGACTACTTCAACACCAACCTCGCCGACCTGATCGAGGCCGGAAAGGTCGTCATCATGCAGTAAGGACACCGGCCGGGCGGGCTGCGGCCCGCTCGGCCCTTCAGAAAGGAGCAAGCACATGGAACGCATGACCCATGAAAGGGCCAACGGCATCAAGACCGGCTACTGGAGCCCCGCCACCAAGGAGACGCTCGTGCAGCGCCTCGCTGCCTACGAAAACACCGGCCTCGAGCCGTGGGAGATCGGCCCGGCCATCGAGAAGGCTGCGAAGGACGCCGAAACCGCGACCGCGGCCAAGATGGCCGAGTGCATCGCCGGCGGCATCAAGGACACGGTCGAAGCGATCCACCGAGATCCTGATGGATTTTTCAAAGGAGGCGCCAGATGAAAGACTACAAGACCCTCACACGCGAGAAGGTCGACGTCGAACCCGGGGCCGCCCGCTATATGGGCGAGACCCACATGATGGAGGACTGGAGCGACAAGATGATCGACCTCGTCCTCAACGGGCCGACCCTCAACGGCTTCAAGAAGGACGAGCTCCGGGCCATGCTGCGCCAGACCTATGCGGCCCTGAAGCAGTACGAGCAGATCGGCCCCATGGCCTCGCCCTACATGAACGACCCGTCGGCCATCGTGGCCCGGGCCTTCGCCGAGCTCTACCCCGGCATCGACTACCACGCGCAGTTCGTCCCCAACCTGTGCGACGAGTCGGGCAACAGAGCCTTCGGTCTGACCATCTTCCCCGACGACGGCAGCGCACCCATCGTCTGCATCTCGGCTGAGGCGCCCATCAGCGCCGCCCCTGAGCTGCTGGCGCACGAGCTGGCCCATGTAGCCACGCCGGAGGACAGAGACCACGGAGAGGCATGGAAAGCAGCCGAGAAGGCCATCGGCGACAAGTACGACGAGATCCTAAACGCCATGATCCCCGACGACGATCCGGGCGTGCTAATCCCTCATGAGGCCGGAGACGGCGGGATCCTTGCCATGCCGCTGCGTGAAAACATTCCAGAGCCGGGGCGGGACGACTGGAAGCTCACCGCCTGCCCCGTCTGCGGGGCCGAGTGCTGGGAGACTGAGATCGCTCGTCAGGCGCTCGCAGCGGAGCCGGAGCTCCGTGCGGCTTGTACCGCCTGCGCGCTCAGAGGCGGGAGGTCTGGAAGATGAAAGAGAGACCGACCTGCCGCTCGTGCCACTTCATGCGGGTGACGGGCTACGCGAAAGTGACCGGGAACAACAGCCACCTGAAGGGCCCACGCGGGGACTGTATGTGCGTACACCCCGACGCCTTCGAGACGTTCAACAGAGTATGCCCGCGCAGCTCCCGGCTGGCCGCCTTCATCGGCTACACCCCGCCGGGAGAAAGAAAGCCGGCGATCAAGACGTCGCCGAAGTGGTGCCCCATGCGCCCGGAAAACCAGAAGGAGGAAAAAGACCATGAATGAGAACAGAAACAACGGCAGCACCGCGGGCGGGATCGGCTTCTGCGGACTGCTGACCATCGCCTTCATCGTCCTGAAGCTCACCGGCTTCATCGACTGGAGCTGGCTGTGGGTGCTGGCCCCGATCTGGATCCCTGCGGCCATTGTCATCGCCGTGCTGCTGGTCTTTCTGATCGTCGTCCTCGTGAAGGAGGGCGTCAAGCAGACCGAGGAAAAGCAGCGCCGGCAGGAACGCAGCCTCGGCATCGACGAGCAGGCCCACCGCTACGGCCTCGAGCGCCAGCCCGGGGAGACCGACCTCGAGCTGAAGAAGCGCATCGCCTTCCTCAAGCAGGCCGAAAGGAGGGCCGGGCGCAGATGATGGACGAAAGAGAACGCCGCGACATTATGCTGCGAGCCATTCACCGCTATGGGGAGGCCGCACAAATCGACATGGCCGTCGAGGAGATGGCCGAGCTGACCAAAGCCCTCTGCAAGGTCAAACGGGCGACACCCGGGGCGACCACCACCGCAGCCGTCTCCAACGTCATCGAGGAGATCGCGGATGTCCAGATCATGCTCGACCAGCTCCGGCTCATATTTGCCCGCAGCACCGACGAAGTCGAGGAGGACAAGCTGCGCCGGCTGCTCGGACGGCTCAACAGCTACGCCGAGTCAAACCTCCACGAATGGCTGCACCAACAGTACAAGCCGGGGATCTGGAGCCGCACGGTCGACGACGGAGCTCAGCCCTGCGAAGGAGGTGCCCCGGATGAATAAGGCAACCTGCCGCGGCTGCGGCGCCCCTATCGTGTGGATCAAGACGTCCGCTGGGAAGGCCATGCCCTGCGACCCGGCGCCGGTCTATTACAAGGCCACGCCAGATGGCAAGGACAAGGTCGTCACCACCCGGGGCGAGGTCGTGAGCTGCGAGATCGTCCCTGGGGCCAACGCCACCGACGCCGGCTACCGGCCACACTGGGCCACCTGCCCGCAGGCCGACCGCTTCAAGAGAGGAGGCCGTCGTCGTGAGTGAGATCATCATCAGAACGCCGGCCAATCTCGGCCGGCTCTGCCCGAAGTGCCTCGGATCTGGAAAGGTAAGAGCCATGCAGGCGGCGCGCTACATCGGCGGGCCAGCCGTCCGCGTGAAGGACACCGCCGTCCCCTGCGACCGCTGCGGAGGGCTCGGCTATTTGAAAGAAGGAGGTCGCCACCATGAATAGAGACAAGGCCCGCGAGCTGCTGGAGAAAGAGCTGCGGATCCGGCCGACCGTGAAGGCGAGCGCGATCTTCACTGGCAAAAACGGGAGCATGGGCTTCCGGGCTGGCCGTTTCTACGCCGTCACCATCGTGAAGCGCAAGGGCGAGGTCGTGCTGATCGCGCCGGATGACGGCCTCAAGTGCCCCTACTCGTCCCTCGACACCATGCTGAACAACTGGCACATCCTCCTCGTGATTTTCAACAGGTAAAGGAGGAAACCCATGGCAAAAGACAAACCCCTACCGCAGGCCGGCCCCGAGCTGGCCGAGTACACCACGGCCGCGCAGCCCAAAGCCTACGCCGGCGGCGTCCCCGTGTTCTGCGCCCACGACGCCATCGTCCCGCTGAAGGATCTGCGACCCAACCCGAAAAACCCGAACCAGCACCCGCCGGAGCAGATCAAGCTCCTCGCGTCGATTATAAGGGCCACCGGCTGGCGCGGCCCCATCACCGTCAGCAAGCGCAGCGGCTTCATCGTTAAGGGCCATGGCCGCATGATGGCCGCCGAGCTGGGCGACATGGCTGAGGCCCCGGTCGACTATCAGGACTACGC